CGCTGGGCTTGTTGATCCGTATCACGCTAGACCGCGAAATCGGTTCTCGCTACATCATCAAAATGAAGAAAGAATAGAATGGATATCAAGTACGCGCACTGGGAAGACCTGCCCGTTCGGCTGGTTTCGACACCGGCCGAAGGTTGGGTTTTCGGCAAAGGTCAATGGCAGGAAATGAACGCCGCCGATGCCATCAGCAAAGCCAAGCTGATGAGCAAGGAAGATTTCGAAACGACGTTTCCTGATCTGCCGCCGCTACCGGCCGAAGCTTTCAAGGCCGCATGATCTGTCTCTAGTGCATTTCAAACAGTGCACTAGAGAATTTTCGTATCGCTGGAATCATCTGCCCCCAGACGGCTGGCTGTTTCCTGATTGCCTCACCATACAATTTCAGTTGGGCATTTTGCCCTCTGATAAATTCTGGCGAATTTTTCGGCAGCGATCTGGTCGCGTCGTAAATCTTATGACCGCCACCACCGTCTGGGCTTTTTGCCCATGACATTTCCGGTGATAGGATCAGGAACTCGCCGATCTGACCGTTCTTGAAATGAACGTTCGCGCTGCGATCAACATATCCGACATCGGTAATACCGAAGCCTTCATCAACAGTCGGAAAATGTTTTCCGAGCGCCGCGACAACCGCATCGGCTTGTGCCGGTGAATTGACGATGAAGGTTGACCGCACAATGTCAGTAAGCCCGGCCGGTGAACGTGTCAGAAGTTTTTCTGTGACGCGGTCGCCGTTTTTCTTGTTCCCGGCAGCTTTGAATCCGACACCGGGAATCGACGCGGCGATCTGAGCGCCAACGTTATCCATCGTGATCTTGTTCGCTGGCGCACCGGCAAAAACATCATCGCGGGTCTTGATCGGTGAAGTGTCTATCCAGACTTGCTTGACGGCCTTGGCTGGTTTGATACCGTGTGCATGAACGCCGACGCCACCACCACTGTCAGAACTTCCATCGGAAAATGCAAATCGACCAAGTTCATCGTGGTTCTCGTTGTATTTCAGTTCAACGAGCGCGGCTTCTAGCCCTTTGAGGGCTGCACCCCAATTATGCTGAATACTGTTCCAGAGTGATGCGACGTTACGTCCTCGCAATCCGCTGGCACCACTATTGGCAATGACTTCGCTATAGACGCGGCGCGCGTCGTCGCGTTGCTGGCGATCTGTGCCGGTGTCAAGCGTGGTTCCGATGAACTCGCCCCGGCCGGTGGCAACTTGAAGCTTGGCATTGAATCTTGTTCCTGCGGATGCTTGGACGCTGCCCAGATCGGCCTGATTTTGACCGAACACATAGACCTGTGCGCCATGAGCCGTTGGCACCAATGTATGAAATGCGACTCCATCCTGCAATAGACCGGAATGGATGTCGTTAAGCGTGCCGGTGGCCTTGAAACTGGCCATGAAATGATGGCCGCCAGCCTGTGGTTCGAACACCAGAACGGCCTTCTGATCGGCCAAATAGCCCTTCATCGCAGCCGCGATCTTGGCAGCTTCGAAGCCGCCTTTACTGGCCGTCATAAGGGTGCTTTCAGCGCCGTCAGACCATGCGCCAACGGCGTTGTGTGTCTGGGCGGCTAGGCCCAGTCCCGCATCAATGGCCGCACTGGCGCTGCTTAGAGCTTGCTGGCGGTACTCACCAATGGCTGTGACCGCTTGATGAAAGCTGGTATTGGAAACGTTCGGCGAAACGAACGAAATTGTTCCGCCCTCACCGCCCCCATCGGCACCGGCAAACCGACCACGATCATCATGGTTCGGATTGAACTTGTTTTCAGTTAAAAAAAAAGACTTGGTCGGTGCCGGTCCCTGTGTCGGCAACGGTGTCGGGACCGGGATCAAGAGCTTGTCGCCGCCATCGATCGGATTCATATCCTCTAGCGCGCGGACCTCGTTGCGGGTCATGTACGCGGTTTCGCCACGTGCGCCGCCAAGTGCCTTCATATAGAAGTCACCGCGTGCCGCGATGTCGCCGCGCAACAGCACAGCGGTATTGAATTTGCAGATCGTCGTCGGCGAGTCGGCCAACAGCTTGTGCTGAATAGCCTGTTCCCAACGCGTGATCCAAGGCATCAACGAGTGCGTGACGTGCGCCAGAAAGAACGCATCGGCACTGGCGAACGTCGAGGTCTTGTCGGTGTGCATGACCAACTGCGGAAACACCCGCATGGCCCGGCAGATTTCCTCGATCTGGAAACGGCGTGTTTCAAGATGCTGACTGTCGACGCCGGTCATCGCGAGCGGCGACCATGTCGCATCAACATCTAGCACAGCCGTTTTGAAACGGTTGGCTACTCCACCTTGAAATGCCTGCCACGCGGTCTTGAGCCGTTCGCGGGCTTCCTTGTCCAGCTTGCCCTTGACTGCCAGAACACCGCCCGGCTGTGCGCCGTTAGCGTGTAGTGAAGCATGGGTTTCTTCTGTGGTGATCGCCAGTCCAATGGCTTCGCGCGCCAACTGAACCGAATCCATTCCAAGGTAGCCGTTCCAAGACGGTCCCTTGAGGTGCAGAACGTTTTCCTGTGCCAATGTTGTTTGCGAACCGTCGAGACCAGACACGTAATAGGTCAGGCTGTAATCGGGGTGGCGCATTACTGTCACGCGCGACGGCACCAGCGGGATCAGTTCCTGCACTTTGCCGCCACCCCAGCCAATATAGGCATAGGCGTTGCCGGTGATGACGGCGTGCGCCGTCATCACTTCGAACATTTCGTAAGAGGTCATCCATTCGTTTGGACGACGCGATAGCACCATATCAAGCTGGCCGCGAACCCGCGTCTTGCTGCCACTCGTTTCATCAACGTCGAACAGTTCACGCGATAATTGCGCGACACCTTCTGACAGGACGCGAACACAGGCCAGCACCGTCGTGACACGCAACGCCGTATCGACGTTGACGGCCACGCCGGATTTCGCATTTGTATGCGGGAACAGTTCCGACCATGTGTAGTCGGCGATGCTGGTGGATTTGGTTGCTAAGCGGCTAAACAGTCCCATCAAGAATCAATCATCACCGCAACGAAGATGCAGAATGAGCCGACACCAACGATTGCGAGCGGCGGGAATACCAGCCACAAACCGAATGCGACCAGTCCGACTCCGCAGAGTCCAAGTCCGGTGACTGCGATAGATCGAAATGTTTTAATCACAGCACCATCATGTCTTCATTTGAAAGGTAAGTGCCGCCCAACATGTCGTTCTTGAGCTTCAAGCCCAGCGACATAATCAGAGCCACGGCACCGTCGATTTTGTTTTCTGGCCGCTCTTTACGCGGATAGACATTTTCTTTTGCGTCATAATGACCAACGACGTTACCGATCATCCATTTCAGAACGGGGTTGCCGTCGTGTCTGATGGTCTGCTTACGCATGATGGCGTCGAGTTCTTTGGTCGGTTCGGAAAAATTCGAAACGATCTGCCGGAATTCGATCACGTTTGCGCCGTCGTTCAGCAGCGAGGTCATCATCTGTTGCGCCTGCCACTGGTCGAAACCGATTTCAACAACGTTGAAGCGGGCCAGATCGGCGCGGATGTCGGACTCGATTTGATTCTGGTCGATCACGTCACCCGGTGTGACGATCAGATGGCCTTCGATCTGCCAGCCATGATATGAAGCGTTCTTGGATTGCTCTATCGCCGCTTCCGGCACATAGAAGCGCGGGAACGTGGTGACACTGCCATCCGGTTCATCGAACAGCAGATTGACTGCCGCGATATCGATCTTGGTGGCAAGGTCAACGGCTATCCGGCATTCACGGCCAAGATAGTTTTCAATGTCGAGTGTTTTGTCTTCGCACTTGTCCCAAGCCATCGTGTCGTACAGGGCTTGGTCGGTCTGAATCCAGACGTTCAAATGCTTGGTGAGAAAATTTCCCTGCGTAGCTGGCGACTGCATCGCAACGCGTGCTTCGCTGGCGATGAAGGACTCCTTGACCGAAATTCCGTAATTCGGATTGGCCTTGCGCCATGTTGCTTCGGAGGTCCAGTCATCGCCTTCGTCTATCGTATAGACGACGCCAAAATAGTTTTCGTTTTCAATCGTGCCCTTGAGAATGTTCAGGACAATGGCGCGCTGCTCATAGGCAATGCCGGTCTTATCGCTACCGGCAGTGGTGATCGCCCATACCAGCGACTGGTCACGCTTGCCAGCGCCTGAGATAATCGTATCGTAAACGTCGCGCGATCTGTGCGCGTGCAGTTCGTCGATGAGTCCGAAGTGAACGTTCTTGCCGTCGAGTGAATCGGCATCAGCAGATAGAGCCTCAAAGTAAGACGCGCTAGAGGGCTGAATAATTCTGTGCGCGATGACATCGACGCCCATCATTCTCAAATAGTCAGGGCACTTGCGTGCCATGTGTTGCGCAATCGAAAAGGCAATCTTGGCTTGATCGCGGGTACGCGCGGCTGCATAAACTTCCGCGCCGCCTTCGCCATCCGCCGCCAGCATAAAGAGTGCCGGTGTTGCGCTAATCGTGGTCTTGCCGTTGCCGCGCGGCACTTCGATGTAGACACGACGGAAGCGGCGCTTGCCGTTGTGTTTCCAGACATAGCCGAACACGCACGTCAGAATGAATGACTGCCAAGGGTCCAGCTTCAATAGCTGACCGGCCAGATCACCCTTGATGTGTGAGAAGCGGCACGCGAACGTGCAGACGCGTTCGGCCTTCTCTTTATCGAAGTGATACGGCCACGCCTTATCAGTCTTCTCTCTGGCGAGGTCATTGAGGTGACGCTGGCAGGCTTGCTGCACGTACAGGCAAGCTGGGATAATTCCAGCGACTACATCGCTGCAATACCGGATACCAGCGTCAACATTCGGATACGATTTGATCGCATCAACAGAACGGCTTTTCTTCTTCGTCGCTGCCGGGCGCTTTGATTTTGCTACGTTCGGCAGGACCGAATCCTAATTTGTTGAGTACGGACACCAGCAGAGAAATCGCTTTGGTATCCGTTCCGCCATTGCGGAAATATCTCTGGTATCTGACCGCGACTTCCAAAAGAAATTCGTCGGCGCTGGTAAGCCAGAACCCTTCACGCGACATCCGTTCCCAGATTTCAGCTTCATCATCATCGAGCCACGGCGGTGGCTGGCCAACCTTGGTGGCGGGTCGTGGTTCGTTGGTGCGCTTGCGTTGCGGGTCTTTCTTGAACGCGCCGCTCAATTCCAGAACGGCGGTCGGTTTGCGAGGTCGCGCCATCGGATCAGTCGTATGACGCCGTGAACGTGGCCGAACTGCCGGTCGCGTTGATACGGCGAACGCGGAATGGAATCGTGTAGCCCGCCAGCAACGAACCAAAGGTCGTGGTGCCGGGGCCGGTGTCGGGGTTCTTGAGCGGAATGCACGAGACGGTGCCAGCGGTCAGCAGCGTGACGTTCTTCGGATAGGATGCAAAGTCGACGGTGTCACTGGTGACTACCGCAACGCTGGTGCGATTGACCGTGGCTTCTGCGCCCTGAAAATACGGGTCTTTGGTCTGGTCATAGACGGTAGCCATTGTTTCCTATCTTGCCAGCAACGCACACACGGTGCGTGAAGGCACAATCGTAACGAAATTCAAATTGTTCATCAGGCCGACGTTGATCCCGACAACATTATCGCGCTGGTCGAGTGCCGGGCCGCCGCTCATCCCCGGTGCCAGCGTGCCATCGATCAGATAGGCTTCTTTCCAGTCGAAGATTGCGGCAATCTGTGACTTGGAAACTTTGCCCCACGTCTTTACCAGATTGAAATTGATCGGGCTGCCTTCAAACGAAAGTTGTTCGCCCTGATCCAGATAGCGGCACGATAGCGCGCGCGCTTTCAGCGTCTTGAAATCGTTCACTCGTAACAACGCGACATCATAAGGCTTGTTCGACCACATGACTTCGGTCGCATGCGACTTGCCGTTGCTGTCGGTCACGCTGATTTTATCTTCATCGTCAACGACGTGCCACGCGGTGAGGATCATACCGTTACCGATGTGAACGCCAGAGCCGTGGCCGATGCCAAGGTCGACATAAACGGTCGACGATGCCAGCTTGCCATCAGGCTTGACACAGCCAGCGCAAAACAACGTCAGAGCGATGGCAACAATGAAAGCTTTGAACATGACGATTCCTCTGACAAGCCAGCCCGTACCTTCCAAGGTGCGGGCCTTTTTTTATGCTTGAGTCCGTGGTATCGATGACGCCACAACGAAAGGATAACTGCCTATGGCCCTGTCAAACGAAGATGCGAAAGCGATGATTGAGTCGGCGCTTGAACTGAGCGGCATCATTGGCCGGGCCGCGACGGCAACAGCCGTCGAGTTGATCGAAAACGGCGATGTCCACACCGCCCGCGCGTTTCTCACCTTCGCCCGGCTGATCGAACAGCACGCCGCACTGACCAAGAGGATGTTGGATGCCACAGCCAACTGATTTCAAACGCGGCGACAAGGTCATCATCACATGCAACGGCGAACAGTATGCAGGGCAGATTGTGATAGCATCAAAGAATCAAGTATCGCTGGCGGTGGCGTTCGACGCCATCATTGATGGCCACCTTGGCATGATGCCATTGTTGCTACAGGAGGGCGGCGTTTATATTTCGATTGTAACTGGCGTTGAGGTCAGCGTGCGCCACTGGTCAGTCACTCACTGACTGGTACATGAATTCGAATTCGCGCAACCGTTCGATTTCCTCAATCGCGTCTGACAACACAACAGTGGCGAGTCGACCAGCGGCATGACTTGCCACCAATGACGGCGCGGGCGGGCGGTCGATCAGACCCTGTAGTCTGTCTTCAATGCTGTTCATCGGCATAGCAGACAGATCAAAAGAATAAGTATCAACAATTCCATTTCAGAATCTCCCCGCTGTCTTTGTAGTGCGTTCGGTTCTGCGGATCACGAACAACATAAGCCACGTCGGCACTGTCATTCAGGAAAACGCTGACGATCACGCATTCCACACCAAAACATTTCACTCTGTCGCCGATCTGATGATGCGTCATCGATCTGACCTCCCCATTATGCGGCTGGGAATCTTTTCCCCCCCGCCGGTCGATGCCCCCAAAGCCCCAAAGATAAGAGGCCCCCCACGCCGTTATGTGATTGGGTTGTACGTGGCACGATTACATCTAGCCAGCCACGCGATATCAATCACTGCGTACTGCCTCTCTGTCCGTGTATCTTGTTGTGACAGTTGGTGCATAGGGTACGCAGGTTATGCAATGCATCAGCACCACCACGTGTGCGCTCTATGATGTGGTGTGCAGTAAGCCTATGTAGTGGTGTGGTGCATGCATCAGTGGTGCACCTATTGTTGTCACGCTGTAGGCATGCACGGCGTAGAGCCTGCCACACACTACCCTTATAGAATGGATCATTGGTGTGGGCAGGCTTAGAGTATGGTCGCCAGTGTGGTGGCCTGTGCTGTGGTGCCCTGCTAGGCACTGACGTTCAGCTTGGCTGCATCATACTGTGCATACACCTTGCCCAGCCAGTGACTGACATAGCCACGTAGCACAGGGGATGCATTACTATTGATGAAGCCATTGAATGAAACGCTTGCTGCATCCACTGCCTCACATGCACGTGCGTTCAGCATGGGGATATCAAGCGAGCCAGCGGGGAAGTCGTACTTGGTATCGTTGATGTGGTTGCCTATGGCCACGTAGCGTGAGGTCGCAATAGCAGCCGTGATGTCCTTCACTTCATCAATCGATGTCTTGGTATTTCCAAGTACATGCAACACGACCAGATTGCACTTGGCAGGATCAATGAATCCAATCTCTGCCAGCGTCTTCAATGTCGGTGATAACAAACCAGCGCGAATATCGATCACGGTAACAGGAATACCGAGCGTGTCGAATATGCTCATCTGTCCATCCGACTCCGTCAGATCGACGATTTCGGTTTTGTCTGGATAGAATCGCTTCAACACGCCAAGCGGTGCTTCACTGTCGAATGCGCGATGTTCGATGGCGTTGGATTTCAGGTAGTCAAGCAACGTGCGAGACACCATGGTTTTACCAACGCCACCCTTGTCAGCACCTACGATGATGACAGTCGGGATCATGCCGCTGTATCCGGTGACATGTTGGGATCAGTTTCAAGTTGGTGTTGCGCTTTCGCGAACTGACTGAACTTGAGAACGTTGCCATTGTCCTTGGTCTCATAGACGTTCGGATTCTCAGGCACGCCGCGTTCACCAAAGCGGAGACGCGAACACGGCAGACCAAGAACCATGGTCGCGCCGTTATCACCGTTCAAGATTTGCACGTTGATAGTGCCGAGCATCAGGGTGCCGTCGACATAGACGCCGAGCTTACCATCCTCACCGCGTACTAGCACGGTATTGCTGAACTTGATTTCTTCATTTGCCATTGTTCGCCCTCTCGCGAATGTAATGTTCGTGTTGCATTAACCGTGGTTTGTGTAACACGTGTGGATCATGTGAGCCTTGATGATCCTCATACGGATCATTTGGGAAACAGCCAAGCGCTTCCATACTTACCGTTTGCCCAATACCAGTGAACAGCAACGCCGACTGCAAAACCAATCATCAATTCCATGCGTATTCCTCTATCGGCCTGCACGCATCTTTCAATCGTTGGATCAACCGTTGAATCCAATTCATGCTATTTCCTCGACATAGAACTTGCCGGTGATGATACCGACCGCACTTGCGACCTTGTAAACATCAGTACCATCGGCGAGATTGTTCAAGATCGTGACAATCTTTTTCACCGCATCCTCTGACTTAATTTTCTTCGTCGTCATCACATGACTCCATCATTTGTGATTTATAAAATCAATCGCACTCTCTTGGATCAGGCGGACAATACGGATGGTCTTGTCCCGGCACGTCTGAATATTTATGCTTCACCGGATGCGACATGCCAAAGCCAATTGCCGCGATCAGGAACAAACAAACTGCGATGACAACTCGCCGCATTCTAAACCATCCCGCAATTTATAGCCGACCGGCAGCGACACAAGCAGAAGACCGCAAGCGATCAGGCAGAGGTCACATACACCGGTCGGCACACGGCGCGGAGGAGGCGCGCGCGTGACTGAATAAGTTTGGGCTGGTAGGTGTCTTGATATATCTTCGTATAAATCGAAGTCACAAGCGCCTTGCCAGCCCTATCGAATCGACAAATTAATTCCTGATTGTGAGCAATATTGACCAGACTCAAATCGCTGTTTGGTAGCACCATGGCGATGTCGCCGTGAGCACAATCAACCCTTCAAAGGATGCAACCCTGTGCCGGTGATTTGATTTCAGCCTGTCCTGTGCGTTCAAGCCCCCAGCCCAAGCACAGGGCAGGTTGTTTTCAATTGGTGCCGCGTGATGGATTCGAACCACCGACCCTCGAATTACAAAAACGCCGCTCTATACCACTGAGCTAACACGGCCAACAACAGAAAGAGAAAAACCAAATGCAACCCGCAACAGCACGAACGAATCCACGTACCAATTCACCCGAACCAATCGATCTTGGTGATCTGTGCAGGGACACCATTTCTGGTTTTCAGGGTGTCGTCACCAGCCACACCAGAACCATCAACGGCAACGAACGGTTTACGTTGTCGCAACAATGGACGGATGCGAAGGGCAATCCGAGAGTGAATTCATTCGATGCCAGACAACTCGACTTGATGAAGGCTGCGGTGATCGACCCGGCTTACCGCAGTTGAATCGAGCGGCGTTATACTCTACTCGCGATCTGAGTATAACGCCGTCGTTGTGTGAGGGCCAACGCGTACACTTCATTCCGTGCAGTGGCGCTGGTCATGTTTGGTTACGCTACCGGCGCGGGGTCAACCGGTGCAACAACCGGGGCCGGGGCGAGGATGGCGGCAACCGCATCTGTCGCGGCCTTCAACTGCACGGTCAATGCGGTCAACTCGACATCCGCAGTGCCTGCGACCTGCGCGCCGATCAGCGCGGCAAGGCCACCGATGTCAGTGACAACAAGCAACACTTCCGCCTTGAGGTCTTCAAGAGCCTGAGACAAATATAAAATCCTTCGTGTTTGTGCACGCATTATCACGTGCTGGTAATCGAGTTTCGATTCGATCCTCGAAAGGGTGCGTTCAAGGTGATTTTCAAACAATGCGTTGAACGCTTTCTGATTGGTGATGGACACTCTACCGCAGAGCGCCCTATCAAGTTTCGCTTACAGCCCTATAATCGCGGCGGCTGGTCGCTAATGAAGTATGATCGGTTCATCCACGGGTTCGGTGTTCGCAAACCAACCAACGTTGTTTTGCTTGATGTAGGTATCGACCGAACGAACGCCGATTGTGGAAAACCCATTATCGCCACGGTCGCTGCCATATGGCCGGGCGAAACGCGGGTTGTCGATTGCCGCCTGCAAAACAGGGTGCATGGTGTCTTCCAACTATTTTTGAAATTATGCTCCCCAGAGGCAGCTTTGGTATCTAATGTTGTTATACCGCGAAACGGTACTTTTTGATAGGAGGTGACCGGTTAAGAACCGTAATGCTTCATCAAAAGGAACAAACCGGCCGTGAACCGCTCAATAGCCACAGATCGGCACGTATGCGGGCTAACAGCGCCGCTGATGCTCTTGCCGACTGCCACCAGATCAGTCTGCCCTTGCAATAGGATCAACTCCAAGGCTTCGCGATACTTCTTGCCAAGGTAATGCCGAGCCGCGCGATAGGACGCCCGCTTGATCGCCTGCATCTGACTGACCGGCATCGAACTGCCAGAGCCGCCACCGCCACCGCTCACCTTGCCGTAATCAATCGCCTGTAGCGTCGACATGTTCGATCCGTACCAGTCGGCATAGTAGCGTTCGCCCGCTTCAAGGCATGCGCGGTTGATATCGGCATCGGGATATAGCTGGCCCTTGTTGGCCATGCGGATCAGTAGTTCGTCAGTGAAATGCCGCGCGCCATCATCACCGATATGATTTTCTATTGAATGTGCGAGCCGTTCCGGTGTGGCATCGTTGGTTTGTTGTTCGACTGTCATTCAGTTTTCCTTGTTGCACTTCGGACATCGAGAACTTCCATAAGCCGGAAATTGCCATCCGCAGTATCGACAAAAATAAAATAGCGGCATTTCACTTCTCCGATTCGTTCAAACCGCTCGCCATGATTTCCATCAGTGTCGGTATCGGTATCTGTTTCACCTTGTACCAGTGTTCGACCTCTTGAAGCATCGGCCAGTCACGTGGCCCTACCCGCTTTGAATCTATCTCGCCTTGGATGACGACGAAGATCACCCCGTTGGTGGTCTTCCTGAAATGCGCGATGTGTAGCCCGCCCCATTCCTTGTTATTTACTGGGCTGTAAATCCACCAGACTTCGTGAAACTCATCCATCACACACACCCCTTGCGAATTGCTTCCGCGATAGCTGATGCATGGGCACGCTCTGCAATGCGTATCGCCCGGTTACGTTCGCGCATCAAATGCGCGGCAATCACAAACGCCAACATATCACGTTCATCATCTGACATCCGACCCGGTACCAGCTTATTCAGAATCTCGAATGCCTCATCAATATTCCAGTATTTCCCCGGTACATGGCCTTCCGGGTATGTGTGTTTGAGATTAGGCTTTGGCAGTTTCCTCATGTGATCCTCTATCCGTCTTCAACAGACTGACAATGCGTGCCGCCTCTTTCCGCGATAGCTGCCAGTCAGGATGCTGATGCAGCGCCATCCGCGCTTGCTGTAACGCGGCATCCTGCGATTCAACGATCAGCTTCTCAAGACTTTCAATCAGTTCAAGGAATTGATCTTCACTGAGGAAATTTTGGAAGTGCAGCTTATGTGGCACGGCCCAAAGAACAGCGCGCGTGTTCGGAGTTACGTCGAGTGGCATTTCATTGCTTCCTCTGCGTCTGTGACGGTTCGAATTCCGCGCCCGGTGCAAGCATCGCGTTTTCGTGTTTGCCCGGTGCACAAATCTGACAGACCAATTCAACATCGGGATATTCGCGCATGATCGTTTGCCCCGATGGATAGACCGCGACCGTGTGTCCGCATTTAGAACATTGCGCGGTGATCTGGTCGGGATGAACGCGGATCATGTCCGCAAGCCTCATGACGATCAGTTGAGGTTTCATGTCAGTCTTCCATAATTTCCACCCGGTCCAGAGCATCAGTACACTGACCGGCAGCGCGAACAACACCCAGTGCCAGTGAAAGCTGGTCATCGCGTCACCGGATACATACGAGCCAACATGTCACCCACCACGTCCAGACGTGGTCATTGAATTGATACTGATAATCATTGCAACGTCGGCCTTTGTTTTGCATCTGCGGCTATCCCATCTGCCAGCCAGCCACCCAACAGATTCCCGCACTGGATCACGGCGCTGGCTTCGCTATCAGCATATACCACTTCGACCGGGTGGCCGAGTGTGCAAAATTGCTCATGTCTGGCAATTTGTTCTTTGCTCAACCGGCCGTCCAGATGCTTCAACTCGATCATCCTCAACACGCCATGGCCAAGATAATATCGCAGATCGGTTTCCGTTGTCATGCCGGTGACTTTGGCGCGCTGTGCTTGGCTGGCCGATGTGTGCATGCCGTTCTGGTCACCGGCTACAACGAAGTTCCACCCAGCATCCTGCCACTTGTGGCAATCGGAAATCACCGCCGCCTGCATCAACCATTCAGGAACCCGATCATCACTGGCCGATGGCTTGGCCGGTGTCTTGAAAAGCTTCCGGGGCTTATTGTTGTTATTGGGGGGTACTCTCTTTTTCAAATTTAGGACTCTCTTTTTAAGGAGTAAATATAGGGT